TACGCATTTATGATGGATTCTTTTACCTCGTCCAACATATCCTGCGCTCGGCGCATTTCGTCACTATCACCAATGGCAAAAGTCATGGGATTGTGAATCATCATTAACGCTGTGGGTGACATCAGTACCTTTGTACCCGCCATTGCGATTACAGAAGCGGCACTTGCCGCCAAGCCATCAATCTTCATCGTTACCTTGCCCTTATACTCTTTGAGCATTGTATAAATCTGGCTTGCGGCAATACAATCACCACCAGGGCTGTTTATAAAGATGATAATGTCACCGTTTCCAGCGAACAGTTCATTTCTGAACATCGCGGGTGTGATTTCATCACCCCACCAAGTTTCGGCGGCTATAGTGCCATCAAAGTGCAGTGTGCGTTCGCCTGTTGCCTCGTTATTTATCCAATTCCAGAACTTCTCCATCTGTGTCCTCCTCTCCAGACATTTCTTCCTCTGCCGTCTGCATACGGCTAACCAGCGGCATAAGGTTTCCGTTGACCAGCAATAAATCGCCGCCCTCCTCGGCAGGGATTAAGTTCATTTTTTCCAAGGCTCGAATATCGTTTGCACTTAACCAGCCGTTTTGCCGTCCAACGGCATAACCGTCCATGCGGCTTTTATAGTCACCTCGAAGCAGACCGTCCACGTTAAACCGAATAATAATACGATTCTTTTCGCTGGGCAGAAGCAAAGCCGATTGTAACGAATCTTCCCAGCGGCGTACCCAAGGGTTAAGGGTGTACATGACAAATTCGAGGGATTGTTGGGTAATATTTGAAAACGAAGATTTATCCAAATCCCCAATCATGTGTAGTGGCACTCTGAAAATACGGGCAATCTCGGCTATTTGGAACTTACGCGACTCCAAAAACTGCGCTTGGTCTGGCGAAATAGTTATGGGTTTGAACGTCATGCCCTCTTCCAGAATTGCTACCTTGTTTGCATTGCCCGCCCCACGATATTCCGCATTCCAGCCGTCTTTTACACGTTGAATGTCCTTGATTGTGTTGGGGTGTTCTAATATACCGCCGGGGGTTGCGCCATTGGCGAAAAATTTACTGCCATATTCCTCTGCCGCCAGCGTCATACCAATTGCATCTTTCGCCATGTGGATAGGTGAATAGCCAATTAAACCGTCAAACCCAAGCCCCGGTATATGCAGAAGTTCGCCTTTGCGGAGTTTCACCTCGCCTTTGTAGCTGTGGTATGTGTAGATTATTTCACCTTTGGGGTTTCGCTCCACACTTACACGGTCAGGCAATAATGGGTAAAGTGCAATGGGGTAGCCACGCCCGTTTCTTACGATTTGTGCATAGGCATTTCCGAACAAAAGTAAATGTGACATCAATGTTTCTCTGAAAACAAATGATGTCATTTCACTGTTTGGTTCATCATGGAGTAGTTGGTACAGCGGATGGTTGAGTTTGAGAACCTTGCCACCGTCTGCTTTGCGGTCATATACATGAAGTGGAAGCCCTGCCAGCGATTCAGATAACACTCTCACACAGGCATAAACTGCGCTGGTCTGCATTGCCGTCCGTTCATTTACAACTTTGCCAGATGTAGTGCCACCACTTAGCCAAGACCACCTATTCGTTAAGTTGAAAGTCTCGCCATCGCCATTTGCGGCATTGGAAGGTCTATCCCGTGAGCGGAACAAACTTTTTAAGAAATTCATATCCAAAACACGCCCCTTTCTTCTCTGTCATAAATTGAACTGCTGTCTGTGCCGCCCATCAACATTGCACGGGCAAGCCCCATCACAAGGCTTACAGCACCGTCCACTTTTTCGGTTGATTTTTTCTTGCTTATTTTTACATTCAAATGCGCGTCTGTTTCCGCTACCACGTTGCCAATATTCCAGTCCAAAACAGGGTGTTTGCCGTGGCGAAGTTTTCCCCCTTGCACCAACTGCATTAAATCCCTTGTTGGCGTTGCCATTGAAGCGAAACCCTGCCCAAATGGAAACACGGTAAACGCCCGCTCTGCCCCCAATTCTTCAAGGTCGCGGCGTATTTTTTCCGCTCCCCAGCGGTCGTAGGCAATCTCCCTAATGCGAAAATTCTCGGACAATTTTTCAATAAATGATGTGATATAATCATAATCAACCACATCACCCTCGGTTGTGAAGAACACGCCCATTTTGCGCCAAACTGCATAGGGTACATGGTCACGGCGAGTGCGTAGGTCTATGGCGTTCTCTGGTAGCCAGAAGAATGGCATAACTGTATATTTCTCATCGCCGCCCTCTGGTGGAAACACCAGTACAAGTGCAGTTAAATCGTTTGTAGAAGATAAATCTAGTCCAGCGTAACAATCACGCCCGTGGAAATCTTCTACATCCAACTCCTCACCACAGGCATCCCATTTATCCATAGGCATCCAGCGAATATCAGCGTTACACCATTCATTTAAGCGGAACTGCCGAAAGTGCATCTCCTCTGCTGGGTTTTGTTTCGCCTGTTCGTAGGCGGTTTTTACGGTTTCAAATGGAATGGTTACTCCGATGGATGGGTTGCATTTAAGCCACACGTTGGACTCATTCCAATCGTCATCATCTGCCATGCCGTAAACAACTGGATAAAATGTAGAATCCAGCTTTGAGCCATCCAGCACTGCTTTTGCTTTGGTGTGGATTTCGTAACAAATTGAAGTTCTATCTCTGCCAGCCGTGGTTATAAGGAAGTACAGCGGTTGTCGCCGTGCGTCACCAGTAAATTTTGTCATGGTGTCAAATAACTCCCGTGTTTGTTGGGCAAACAACTCGTCAAAAATAAGCCCAGACACGTTAAAGCCCTGCTTGGATTTGGTTTCCGAGGACAAAACACGATAGAAGCTGTTGGTGTGATTGAAAATAATTCGCTTGGTAGACGGCACAAGTTTTGAAATATTATCAAGGTCTGTACAGTGTTCTACCATTGCCTTTGCCGTATTAAACACGATAGACGCTTGGTTAATATCGGCAGCACATGAATATACTTCTGCCCCAGCTTCCCCATCGGCAAAGAGCAGGTACAGTGCAATCGCCGCCGCCAGTTCAGACTTGCCGTTTTTCTTGCCGATTTCAACGTAAGCCGTGCGGAATTGGCGGTAGCCTGTTTCCTTGTCCACGATGCCGAAAACGTCACGGATTATTTGCTCTTGCCAGCCCATCAGCTTAAACGGTCTACCATACCACTCGCCTGTTGTATGCCGTAACATGGAAATGAAATTTACGGCAAAGTCTGCACGGCGATGGTCGTAAAAGCTGGTTGGCAACATTAGCTTGGTTGGTGTGTAGACGAAATCGCCCATTTTCAAAAGCCTCCTTTCGGGCAAGTAAAAAGACCGCACAGCTTCGGCGGTCTTAACTTGCTAATCTATATGAACGAGGGAAAGCCCCAAAGGGGGCTGCCTCAGTTGTTTTCGTGGTTGGGTGTTGCTATTGGAATGCGGCTTCTTCGATTTGCGCCAATTCCCGTTGTAGCCTTGCAAGCTCGCCTTGCAGTTTTGTAATTTCTTCACGGCGGTCGGTGATAATTTCAATATCGCCGTAACCATCCCTTGCATCTCGCAAATCCCGCTCGAATTTCGCCACAGGGTCAGCGTTTGCAAGTTCCCCAAGCCAATCCCTTAATATCTCCGCTTCGGCGGCGTACTCGGCGTGGTCGGCTTCCTGCCCTGCCTTGGGGCGCGTCATCAAATAATTATCCGATACGCAGTAAAGGTTATGGTTTGCCATTTGCAGAGCCTTTTTCAAGATGGATTCTCTTGTCACCATATTATTTACCCCCGTTTAGTTATATTTTTCGAGTAGTTGTTGGTAAACTTCCATAACCTCATTGGCGGGTTCTACATCCCAGCCTCTGTCGTAGTTGCAAAGGTCGCGGGTCGTGCCAGCCTTGCGGATTTGCAGTTTGCTAACTCTGCCGCCGTCAATGCCAAACTCCGAGCCGTTTTCGTAGTGTTTTATCCAATATTTGTAACCGTTGATTGTTCCTTCTGACCACATATTTTCGTCCTCCTTTGGGGTTTGCCCGTCCTTCTGTAACCATTATGCCGCAGGTGGCGGCGATAGTGTAGTGGAGTGTATCGGGTTAGT